CTAAAACTTTCCTCCCCAAACACTACCCTTCGTATCACAATATTTTATACCTTTGTTCACTAAGAAATAATCGTCCCATACCCATTTCTGTTTCCTCCTCCCTCCCGCCCGGCGAATTCCGGCCGCCGTCGTTTCGTCCCGCTTTTCTTCGGTCTTAGCCGTTTCCTTCGTGCTGCCGGCCAACTTTCGCGGCGTGCTGCAACCAAAAAGCAATACGGCCAAAAGCAAGGCAATTGCTACTATGCTAAATTTCGGTTTCATACTGAATATTTTAAGGCGTTAAGCCGGTTAAGCCACCCTTTAATAAACCGCTTTTGCGAAGGGTCGCGTTCCACAATCCGATAAAGGAAGGCTTCACGCTCGGCCTTAATAGTGTCGAACAACGTACGCGAATCAGCGTTATTGACGGCCTGCAAGGTCTTCGGGCCTACGATACCGTCCGCCTGTACTCCTAATACACGCTGAGGTATCTTAATGCCGTTTACACCGGAACCCCAAACCCAATCCACCAAAATATTAGCGACCGGCTGGCTTACGATGTTATCGGCCTTCCACCTGTCCCAATAATGGGGCTTTAATACCCGGTTCAAAACGTCGTCTTCCGTAAGCAGTTTAAGGTCGTCTACGTCTATATCGCCGTCCCCGTCCTTATCGTAGCCTACTTTGCGCCAAGTAGCGATAGTTACGCCTTTGTTCGTTGCGCCGCCTTTATCCATAGGGTCGTTTACAAATCCCCCTTCCCACCGGAGAATGAAAGGAAGAAGTAAATTAACTTTTGCCATTTGTGCCCCTTTCCTGTTTAAGATAGTTTATTACGCCGGCTATAATTTCCTGTTCGTCCTTATGCTGGATGATTTGCGAAAGGATTTTAGCGGCGTCGCCGATTTTTGCCTTTTCTTTTTCCTCGCTGTTCTCGTAAATACTCTTTAACTCAATGAAGCCAACAAACATAGCCCCTATAAAAGTGAAAAACGGAAGTATCGGCAGCGTATGGTCTGTTTGCGGGTTTAGCTGGCTGATAGCCAACATTTGCACCGTGTCGATAACCGTAATTACAAGAAGCATATTAAAGTATCGACTAATTTTGTCTACCGTTTTCCGCAGCCCGTAGGAAGACCGGTATTCCCCGCGTTGTTTTGCTTTCCGAATCCCCGCCCAAAGGTCAAGGAATACGACGAACAAAACCAGCGCGTAGATACAGGCGATTATCATAAGCTGCGGGCCGAATATCTGTAAAAAGTTTTCCATTTCTTTGCGTGTTTTGTTATTCGACATTTGCGGCTGCAAGGTCATTGCGAACCATTGCCTTAACCGCCATTACTTCGGTAAGGAAGTTTTCATATTCCGTTTTGTCTGCTTCGTCCGTCGATAGCCCAAGTACGAAAGCGTTGTACTTATTGATAAGGCTAAATTCTTCGGTTTCGTCCCGGCGGGAACGCAAAACGGCCTTTACGCATTTGTCGTAATCCGGCCGGCCCCATATTTCCTCCGTATCGTAATCGTACGCCTTCCTTGCGGCCGGGGTCTGTTCGCCTTCCTGTTCGGCCATAGGTTCCGGCGGTACTTCCACCTCGGTAATATTGTAGTTGTAATGCCAACTGCCGTTACCCAAGTCCTGCAAAATGGGCGGTCTATCGTTTGAATTTGATTTCATACTTTGATGTTTTAGAAAGTTTCTTAATCAAGTGTTTGCTATCGCAGGACTTCGCCCAACCCCACCAAGGGCAAATAGCCTGCTTAAAGTCCTTTTCGGATAGTGGCCTTTTCCGTTTGTTCAGCTTCGCCAACCGCCGGCAAAAGGTCTTTTTAATGCCCTTTCGCATTCGGGTATGCGTATGGAAAAATACATATCCTACGAAGTCGATACCGCGAGCCGCTACGGGGAAAACTTGCCAATTCCCTTTAACCTCTAATTTCAAGTCCCCCAAATACGCCCTAATTTCGCCCATTAAGGAATGAAGGTAGGTTTTATCGGGTGCAAGTATTACGATGTCGTCCGCGTAGCGGAAGTAATACTTTACGCCTTTCTTCTCCTTTATCCAATGGTCGAAGTAGGTTAAATAGAGGTTAGCGAAATATTGGCTTAGATAATTTCCGATAGGTACGCCGTCCGCCGAATCTATAATTTCGTCAAGTAGGCAAAGCAGCCTTTTATCCTTCAACTTGCGGCGTAGAATGGATTTTAGCACGTCGTGGTTAATCGAAGGATAGAACTTGCGAATATCCAATTTCAAACAGAACGTAGTACCTTCCGGGTCTTCCCGTAGGGCTTGTTTTACCTTCTTCGCGGCCGCATGAATCCCCCGGTTCTTAATGCAGCTATAAGTGTCCGCCGTGAAGGTCGAAACCCAAATAGGCTCTAAGACGTTCATTATAGCGTGGTGCAAAATACGGTCGGGAAAGTAAGGCAAGCGGTATATTTCCCGTTCTTTGGGTTCGTAAATAGTGAATACGTCGTACTTCGATGTATGGAAAGTACCGTTTAGCAAGGTTTCGCGCAACTTCAACAGGTTCGCTTCCCGTTTTTTGTCGTGTTCGATAACTCCGTACGTGCGTAACTTACCCTTACGGGCCTTTTCGTCCGCAAGTTGTAAGTTCTCGATAGAACAAATCTTTTCGTACAAGTTACCTATTCGCTTCATTGCGTTACTCGTTTGCTGATTTCTTAGGGAACGTTCGGGAATCCCTACTAATACCCCTTAAATAGTTGTTGTTTTTTGCCAAGTGGCAAGGTTTTTACCCCGTTAAAAATCTGCATAGCTGGGAGCTGACATTCGTATTCGTATTCGAAGCCGTGTTATTCGTATTCGCGTACGAAAAGCCGGCATTCGCGCTGTTATTCGCATTACCGCCGAAAAGCACGCCCCAAGGGTAAACCGCCTTTATTTTCACTCGAAATAATACCTTGTTCCCGAAGCCCGCATAGTTACTTTACGCGGAAAGGCGTTACGCTCCTTAATCTTCCCAAGAATATATTTAATTTCTTGCGAATTGGTAAAGAACTTCCGCGCGTCCTTATCCGGGTCTTCTCTGTTGAACTTAATCTTAACCAAGAAGCGACCAGTTCCGAACTTCGTTTTAACGTCGTCCAAGAAGTCAATAACCCAAAAGGAAAGGTTAATTAACTTCTGCTGGGTTATTTCCGAACAATTGAAGTGCTTGTTATTCGCGTCCGGCTCAATCGCCAAGAAAGCCAAACTTCCGTCGTCCTGCCTGTTGTTTTCCATTTTTGCGAAAAATTAAACGGCGGGCATTCGTCCTAATTTGAGCTACTTCGAAAGCCCGCCGTAGTTAAACTTCTTTGTTAAATGCGTTCCGTTACGTGTCGTTTCAAGCGGGTAAAAAGCAAAGCCGGGAGCCGACAGACGAATACGTATTCGAAGCCGAGTGATTCGAAGACGCGTACGAAAAGCCGGCATTCGCGCCGTAAGACGCATTACCGCCGAAAAGCACGCCCCTTTGTCCGGTATTGCTTACTACGTTCGTATAGAAGTAATCGGCGAAGTAAGTAGTAGAACTTGCGCCTACTGCTGTCGGCATATTTTCGCCGTACTCGCCAATCATCATAATTTTAACGTAACCTTCATTGCGGGGTAGCTCGCCGCGCTTCTCGTAATCGGTATAGTCGTTACTTTGAAACTTGGCCGGGTCGGTACATACGAAAAACTCACTAACGCCGCCCGCGTCCGCACTTTGAATATTGCACTTGCATCCGTCCGTCCAACTCCATACGTGCCCGAAAGGATTTTCCAAACCTCGGTAGCTGGGTACGCTAAGGGTTTGGCCGTCGGTGTCGTCGCTTTTCTTGTAAGTATAGTTTACTACGCCGGTTTTGTTCCCCAAAGAATTAGTAACCCCGCAAGGAACCATAGGGTTATAACTGTTATAGCCGCCCCAATCGCTCATATTGGTAACGCCTTGGCTTAATCCGCCCTGCTTATATCCTTCGCTTGTAGGTTCCGCGTTATAGGCAAGTTGGCAATTAAAGTTAGCGTATTCGACGGCGTAAAGCCACCAGCAAGTTTTTTGTACTTCGTAAACGTCGCAATTCCAACCGGCCCCGTTCTTGCCGGCATTCCCCCGGTTCCGGGCATACTTCCGAAAGTTGGTAAGGCTGATAGATGTAGCCGGCATACCTAAAAGGCTTCTATATGTTCCGTCCCAACCGGCCGTATTGTTACCGCCACGGAAAGCCGTAGAAGTATTTACGACGCTTGCAAGTTTCGGCGTAGCCGATACGGTGCGGTCTACGGCCGCTTCGTAAGCCGAACGATAGGCAAGCGGCACCAAATGGAACCCCGGTAGCGCGTGTTCGGAAAGAAGGCACCGGAATTTAGTACCGTCTACTTCAAATTTGCGGTAGTGGGCTGGTATTTCTACCATTACTTGCCCGTCGGTGCCGTCAAGTTTGGCGGCGGCTCCCGTATCGCGCTTGGTGCTGTCGTTCGCGTGAAGGTAATAAGCTACCGTTCCGTTGTCGCGCAAGACACAACGGCGCATTTTACTTTGAATAGGCAGCGAAACGTGAAGTTCCGGGCGACCAATTCGGGTACAAGCCGAAGAAGCTACGTTAGAATCCCATTCTATACCGTAGTAGTAATCGTAGGGAAACGTCGGCTTCGTGTTTCCTACTCCAATCAATAAACCCATAGCCGTATAAGATTTAGTACCCCCAAACAAGGGTAGCGTTAATACTCGTTTGCTTAATCTCGCGGACTATTTCGGGGTTCCAACCTGTTTCGAAGCGCGTAGCTACGAACTTGCCCGGCTCCATGCCCCAAAGGTTTACTTCAAGAACTACGGCGGTTTCTCCGTCGTTCTTAATGTTAAACGGCGTATCTTCCATTTTGAAGTTACCCGTACTTAGCCCTTCAATGGGGCCAATTCTTCCGATTTGGGCGGAAACCGTTTCGCCCCCTCTTGTTGTACTCATTTTGTCGAAATATTAAGTTACACAAAAATACCCCGTTGCGTATTATAATAATACGCTTGTTGGTAAAATATTAAAAACTAACTTTCTGCCTTCGTAGAATAGCGAGTATGGTTTCGTAAAATCCAAGTTCCATAAATATTCACAAACTCCATTAACTCACCGGGAGATAATACCCCAACTTGGGTATAGGAAGATTTTGTACCCTTTACGACCGTACAGGGATATGATGATGAATTATATAACGCACAATTATACCCGTTATGGTCTTCGTTGGCCTCCATTAAAACCCCGAATTGTGCTCCGGCGGTCAAGGCCATGTAGCAATTTTCGGAAACTGCCAACACCGTAGTAAATTGCGAAGGCGGGCAGTTGGTTTTTGTATATATCGTTTTATACGACCCGCTCGTTTCAAAGTAATTGGAAACGCATCGTCCGTCCTTATATACTCGGAACTTGGCCCGGTTGCCCTCCATTGCAGAGGGCGTTTTCGCGGTAAAGTCGATTCCGGTATTGCGTTGATAGGTTTCGCCCGTTGT